ATATGGTGGGTGTAGCTTAGTTGGTTAAAGCGCCAGATTGTGGCTCTGGAGATCGCCAGTTCGAGTCTGGTCACTCACCCCATAGACAGACACAGCAAATATATTTTTTACTAAAAACGCTTATTTTGGGTTTAAGAAATGTTAAAGTAATTTCTGTCTAGTATATGCGCCAGTGGCTCAGTAGGATAGCGCAACTGCCTTCTAAGCAGTAGGTCGGGGGTTCGAATCCCTCCTGGCGTACCACTTAGGGAGTAGAGTAACGGTGCCCCTTACGAAGTCGAAGCTTGGCTAAGTTCAAGCGACCATGGCGCACACCGCGAATCCTAAATTGAAGAAAAGGAGAAATTCAAGATGGTTACACCTGTAAAGTTTGAAACCAAGGAAGATTTATTCCGTTTCAGTGAGTTAGCAAGTAAGCAGGATTTCAATATTTTCATCGGTACTGATTATGGTCAGTTAGATGCCAAGAGTCTTCTGGCTCTGTTCACCATTCTCGGCAAGGAAGTAAATGTTGTTGCCCCTGATCACGCAAGTGCTGACAAGTTTATGAAGTTCCTCGATGAGTATAACCGTGCGGTCTAATCCGCACAAATATGCGGGTTTAGCTCAGTTGGATAGAGTACCTGGCTACGAACCAGTAGGTCGGGGGTTCGAGTCCCTCAACCCGTACCAATAGAGTCCTCCAGAACTCTTGCGACAAATCGCTAATCTGGATATGGGGATGGGGCCCAAAAGGATCAGAATTAGGTGGGCTTTATGTTGCGGTTGAGGCGGCCCGCAACAGTTGATTTTCAAAAAAATTTTTGATATAATATATACATAAGGCAGATACAGCAAATAACTTTTTTCAAGTTCTATAGTCTATTGGATATGACATTTTCCTTCCACGAAAAAGAGACGGGTTCAATTCCCGTTAGAATCAGAAAAATTACCTGCCTTGAATATGCTCCAGTAGCTCAGATGGTTAGAGTACACGACTGATAATCGTGAGGTCACTGGTTCGATCCCAGTCTGGAGCACCAAGAGGAAGAAACTTCGGTTCAAATCCGAACATGGGCCCTGTAGTTTAGGTTGGTTTAGAACGCTTCCTCCTTTTATATCCGGGTGTAGCTCAGTTTGGCTAGAGCGCGTGATTTGGGATCACGAGGCCGAGAGTTCGAGTCTCTCCACTCGGACCAGCATAACGCAAACTATCTCATAACTGCACATACTAAAACTTCGGAGTTGTGCCCGACTGGCAGGGAGTAGTTTTCAGCCTGCCTTATTTCGAGATATGGCGCAGATGGTAGCGCGCTTCCTTGGGGTGGAAGAGGCCACAGGTTCGAGTCCTGTTATTTCGACCAGCCTTCTTTGGCAGTCAAATAAACTTAGTGAGCCGTCTGGTGCGAACAGACAAATTGGTCCAGGCGATAAAGTGGAGAGATAGGCCAATTCAAATAAACGCACTCTCAAATATTTATAGACACACACAGCAAATTTATTCTATTAAGAATAATATCGGTTCGAGTCCGATACCAACCGCCCTTAGGTTAGTTTGAGAAATTGGTAAACTCACTTGTCTGTAAAACAAGCAAATGTCTTAATTAATGTGTCTAGCATAAAAAATCTTCTTTGATTTTTTCAAAAAAATATGTTATAATATATACATAAGATAAAGAAAGGAATTGAAGAAGATGCCAAGAATTATTTCAGCCGCAATCAAATTCAAGCCAAAAGGTCATGAATATTTTCAAATCATGTGCGGTCGCCAGCATTGTGACGTGCTGGAAATGATGTATCAGCTTCGCATTGATTATGAGCGATCCTCAATGGTTCAAGGCTTCTTGACTGATGAAGATCAATTCCTTGATCGATATGACGCGGCTCGCGCAGCTTATTTCTCTGGCCAGCTTTCTCCTAACACGGAGCTTTGGCAGAAAATGGCTTCTGATGACCGTTTCCAGAACGCACACGCTCTCTATTCGGAGGATTTATGGTAAGTTGGATACGGTCTTTATTTTGTAAGCATGAATGGCAGTTTCATAAGACTGTCCGAATATGGTGGGACCCAGAAGCAAATGTCATTGATCAGCAATATGATGTTTATGTCTGTCCCAAGTGTTTGAAAGTAAAAAAAGTAAAGTTCATATAAAATAAAAGGCACATACAGCAATTACACATTCTATGTGTTGTGGGTTCAAGTCCCATTTTTCTAGCCATTTTAGAAAATAGTACAATCGGTAGTACAATAGACTTCAAGTGCCTTGTTTATATTGGGGATTGGCGTAATGGTAGCGCGCAGGACTTTGACTCCTGGTCTGTAGGGGTTCGACTCCCTTATCCCCAGCCATAAGCCTTTTTATATTCATTCAACATCTAAGACTCTAACAGCAATTTATTTTGGAACAACCTTTTAACTTGTCTACCAGAAACTGAGTCTTGAACATTTATATTCCCGCTTAGTCTAATGGCAAAACGGCAGACTCTGACTCTGCATTTGGTGGTTCGAGTCCATCAGCGGGAGCCAAACTCATAGTGGATAATGGCGTTACGTTCCTAATCGGCCGCTGCCCCAGAAATGCGAAAATGTGTCGAACCTATGAGTTGCCAAAAGTAGGAGTTCTTGGATGGGAACCAAGTATAAATCTCTGAAAAACCTCAAAGGTGGGCTTTGAAAGTAGCCATCCTATAATGAGTGGTGCGATGCGTACGGCGGACCTTTGGTGTAATAACACATGAGGCAGGTTTGCGGTCAACCTGGCCAAAAACCGAAATGTGTTCTGCGCGACCGGCCGAAGGGGCAACGGGAATAATGACCCTTCACCAAAAATTTGACTTTTCAAAAAAAATTTGTTATAATATAAATATAAGGCTCAAACAGCAATTCTTATTCATAAAATTTGCGACTGCAACTCGCTCCAACTGTATGAGAAAAAAGTGAGCCTTGAAGCACTCCTGACAGAAACCCTCCGGTGAATAACCCTGGTGAGTGCGATTTCGACTAATGACTGTCATGAACCTTGATAAGTTTGCAACTCGGTGAAGAACGAATACCATCGTGCCGAGATCCTCATCCTGCCTGTGGGTACCAGGAGTCCGAAAAGCAATCTTACCGACGATAGCCGGTAATAGGTAGATTCTCTTGTGGTGACATAAGAGAGCCGCCTCCAAAGGGAGGGCCTGGATGGAGAGGAGTGCAAAGATAACCGCAATCAAAAATACCGTCTTATCGCTTCCGCAATAGACGCCCCCGTGGGGAATAAGCCTTGTTAGGGATTAGCTGGTGACTGTTCCAGACCAAGGTACACCAATAAGGAAGTCTGCGTTGATGTCGGAGTAATCCGGCTATAAGGTAAGGTCAGGGTACGAGTAGCTCTATCGCAACGACGAGAAGAAAGATTGGGCTGTTTAGATAGTATGGTTTAATAGACTTAAACAATTCTGAATGGCGAGTGAAAGTTAGAGGCAATCAGTCCTCTGCGGGATAGGGTAGGAAAGGCCGCCTCTGGTGTGTCAGAACTACTGGGGCAAGAAGCTTAGGGTCGCTCCCGAAGGCTCAGACTTGTCTCCCCGGTGATTGAATATGGTTGAAGGTTATAGGGAGTATGACGAAGGTCAGCAAACTTATCAGGTTTATAAATTTGGGAAACTGGCGGAATTGATAAACGCACCGGAGCCGAAAGGCTTTTCATTTGAAAAAGGTGTTGGCAAAGACCTTATCCGCAATATGTTTCTATGATTACTGTAAATCCGGCGTCTGAAAAGACTTCTTGGTTTGAGTCCAAGGTTTCCCACCAGGGGCGAAAGAAATGTCGCCTAGCCCCCGTAAAGGCGACAATCAGCGAGTTCATTATTTTTCTCGCTCCACCACCCTCCATGCCCAAGGAGATTGAACAAGGCTAAAGCGAAAGTCCTCGCGTGACGTGTTGAGCCTCCAGGTTGCTCGTGCCTGCACAGCGACTGTTTTCACAATGCGTCGGGAAGTGTCTGAGCGATGTAGATTTTACCCGGGACAAGTCTACACCGGTAGGTCGTTCAAGTTGAGGTCAGACATATACTGAACAAGGCATTTATATTTCGGCAGACACCGTGGCCGGCGTTAGATAATTTATATGATTTAGTTTTGAAATATAGTAGAAGCTAAAAGAAAAGGAGATTTTACTATGTTATTTGAAACAAATCGTGACAAAGGTCGCGCAGGTATGGCAATGGCAATTGCCTATTTTGGAGCCAATGGATACACTGTGAATGTTCCTCTAAATGATACTCAATGGTATGATTTAGTCATTGAAAAAGATGGTGAATTTAAGACAGTCCAATGTAAAGCAACTGGAAGTTCTGATAATACTATTTCTTTGAGAAGTACTGGCGGAACCAAGGGCGGTACGTATGATAATGTTCTTAATCATCCAGTTGATTATTTATTCTGTTTAGATGGAAATATGAATATGTATGTCATTCCAGTAGCAGATATGAAAGAATATGGCTGTAATAAACAAATTACTCTCCGCACTCAAAAATCTGCAAATGGATAGGGTTTTCAAACTTATCAATATCAGGTGTCTTTATAATTAAAGATATGGGTCAGTAAAGCGTTAAGGCAGGCGCCCCGGTCTGTAAAACCGGTCCGTTAACACGGTCGAGTGAGTTCAATTCTCTCCTGGCCCACCAAGAGGTTCAAACCTCTAAAAAATGAATACCATTCGCTGCGAATATAGGCGGGGCATCCTTTCATTCCCAAAGTCCTCGTAGGGTAAAACGTGAGAACTGCTCCTATGGCTGAAGGTTCTCGGTGGTATTTGAACTAAATAAGGTTTCACTCCGCCTGGTGACTGTGGTGAAACGATATATCCCGACCCGTGCTGATACGTATCAGATATTTAGTTCGACGCCCCATATGCGTTAATATGGTAGGTTTTCTTTTGACTTTTACCTCAAGCACATAGTTTGATTTTTTCGCTAAAAAGTCAAAGAGCAGTTTAGTGTTAAAAAGAAAGTGAGACCTTTACTTATAGTCTACGGTCTGTAAGATAAAGTAATCTCCGCTAAGTTGCGCTTCCCCAGACGAATAAATAAATCTGAGCGCCTCTATCGCGAAATGGATAGATGATATTGGGTAGCGATAATTGATTGCAGATTTGCCAACTGCCTTAATGTATAATGATATTAGAAATCTTGTAGGAACTGACATAGCACATGGACCCCAATTCCATGGTCAGGCAACGAAAAGCAAAAGGTGAATACAAGTGGAAAATCCATATTGAATGATGATAAGAGCCGATGGTAAATTAGAAGCAGGTCGGTAGTATATGGCGACTCGTTGTAGTCAGCGCATATAAAGTAGGCTCAAGTTAGATTTCAATGTGGATTTTTTCTATCCTTTTTACTTTGAAAAGTTGATTTTCTAAAAAATTTTTTGTATAATATATACATAAGAAATAAAGGCTCACACAGCAACTAATTTTATGATGCAGACTTAAAATCCGTTTATCAGAAAAGCGAGCCTTGATATGCCAGTATAGCGTAATTGGCAGCGCAACTGACTTGTAATCAGTAGGTTGTCGGTTCGAGTCCGACTACTGGCTCCATAAGTTTTATATAGAAAGGATGATTCCAATGCAGGGTGCTATATTTTCAGGTTATGATGCCCGAGATTACAAATTGGTTTACACCGCTTCTGGCGTAGAATTCCCCGCTGAATTTGAGCTGAAGATGCGTGGTATTAAGAATTAGGGTGCGGTCGGCAGCTGTGTCGCTCACTCTTTAGCTAGTATTATCGAATACTACAACTATACTCAAACTGGTGATCCCAGTGAAATGAGTGTAGGCTATATTTACGGAAACCGTAATACTTCTGACTATAAAGAGTCAGGTATGATTATGCGTGATGCTCTTGAAGTTGTTCGTAAATATGGCGACGTCAAATATGATTTATTCCCTTACAATCGTGAAGTCCCCGAAATGATTGATCTTTATGAGCGTCAGGGTAAGAAATTATTCAAGCAAGGTTATCCCAACCGCATTAGTCAGTATGCTCGTGTTACCAGTTTCAATGCAGTAAAGGCTGCTTTGATGGCTGGCAATCCTGTTCTAATGGCTATGTGCTGGTTCGCTGATATGGAAGTTGATGATGAAGGTGTTCTACGCACTGAATTTAAAGGCTACGATGGCGGACATTGTATGTTCATCTATGGCTGGGATGAGCGTGGCTGGAAGGTCCAGAACTCTTGGGGTGAAGATTGGGGAAATCATGGATGTATGATTATTCCTTACGATATGCCCATCGAAGAAGTTTGGACTTTGACCGATAATGTAATTGAGAATACTAAGACTAAGAAACCCCATAAGTGTATCGCAAAAGTATGTAATGCTATTTCTAAAATTTTCAAAAAGTAATAAGAGGTAAATTATGATTTTCGATGAGAACAAGTACAAGTGTTATGGTTATGACGAGAAGAATGAGGACGGTTCCATCCGTTGTCATTGTGTCGTCGCAATTTCTTCCTATGCTGGCAAGCCTGTAAAGGGTTACGCTAAGTGCCATCCTAATGACCAGTGGGACTGGGAAAAGGGTAAGGCTCTGGCTATCGCTCGCTGCGCCGAGAAGATCGCTGTGAAGCGCGCCAATCGTGCAAACGCAAAGCTGGCTGAGGCTCAGGATATTCTGGCAGACGCTATCGCTCATATGAACGATATGCTGAACTACTACATGGATTCCGGCGACGAAGTTATGCTAACCAACACCATGAAGAACGAGATTTTGGCTCATATGTAATTATATAGAAGGGGCATTATGCCCCTTCAATAGAGTTATGGACAGGTGGTAGAGTCTGGCTTATTACACCGGTCTTGAAAACCGGCGGGCGTAATGCTCCGGGGGTTCGAATCCCTCCCTGTCCGCCATCATTTGTAGTTCAAGAAGAAGAATACCCCGTTCCGGAACTTTTTGGGGAGATCTCTTGCGCTACCCGCCAAGAGCAAATGAGCCTATAAAATTTAGAGAGGATGATTTTATGATTGGTGTTTACAATCGTGATGTATCAATTCGTAAGGCTTTAAGAAAGCGTAGAATCGATCAGCAACACAAGACAAGTTGGAATAATGGAGAACCTGTTACCTGGTATGACAACCTTCACCAGTATTCTAAAAATAAAATCCATTCATCTCATTATACCTCCCGCACCCGCAACAAGGGTTCCAGGAGAATAAAGTATGGAAATTATGACCGCGCTATCCATTACAGTGCGGCCGATATGCGGAAGGTCCTTGCGATGGACGAAGATATGCGGGAGGCTGGCTATCACGCGCCTCGACACAAGCGTTGTCGTTTCGCATAATGGGACGCCGCAAGAAAAGACCTGAACTATCTTATCACTTCTGGCTTGATACAGATGGATGCTGGTTCTGCAAGAAGAAAAATGCCTGCGGTGGATGTAAAGTATTGAAGCGCTACATCCATGAAAAAGAGAGAAGTCAGAGAAAAATTTCTCGTGACGAGAAGCGTTGGCTTGACTTTTGAAATTTTTTTTAGTATAATAAATACATAAGGCACATACAGCAATACATTTTTCAAAATTTAAGGCTGTCAACCCGTAGGCTGCAGGTTCGAGTCCTGTCCCCGTCTCCACGGCGGGGTAGCTCAAGTGGTAGAGCAACGTAAAACGATTTTGTGATGTGTCTTGATTTATTATACTGCGGTGTCGTTCAAAGGTCAGGACAGGGGTCTCTAAAACCTCGGATGTGAGTTCGATTCTCACCGCCGCTGCCAAAGAGATCGTAATTGATTTTTATAAAAAAAAATGATATAATATATACATAAGAGATAAGGAAATAAAAAAGGCTCTTACAGCAAGTCTTAAACTTGGATAATAAAATTTTTTCTGTACAAAATTTTTAGTAGGTTCGAGTCCTACAAACTATCAAGAGCCTTGTCTAAATCCCGGCGTGGTGGAATTGGTAGACACAAGGGACTTAAAATCCCTCGGTGGCGACACCGTACCGGTTCGAGTCCGGTCGCCGGGACCACGAATCTTAAATAGAAAGGACTGAGTCCAATGTGGAGGTTTACTGTCTTCTAACTTCAACAAAAGGAGGTTAGAAGTAAATGAGTAGGTCCTACAAGCACACTCCCCGATCCGGGGATAAGAAGGACAAGTATTTCAAAAGATATTCCAACCATAAAATCCGCCGTCTTCCCATCGACGAGCATTCCGCAAAGGGTAAGGCTTATAAAAAAGTTTTACACGATTATTTGATTTGCGACTATGAGACAGTCGGCACTTCTTTTGAGCAATATTGGAAGCGTCTCGTCAAAAGATGGCATGAATGGGAATGGCGTTATGCGCCATATCCTGATCGCAATGAGGCATATCAAGAATATTGTCGTTGGTACATTCGCAAATGAGTTGATTTTTCAAAAAAATTTTTGTATAATATAAATACAAGGAAAAAAGAAAATCTTCTCCCCTTTCTTTAAGTTCCTATCTTCTCGGGGGCATTCCTCGGAGTGCCCCACCTTTTCGATGCGGGATTAGTACATCGGCTAGTGCGCCTGCCTTCCAAGCAGGATAGGAGGGTTCGATTCCCTTATCCCGCTCCATTCTTAACTATCCCAGATTGTTGAACTGGGCCGGCAGGATAAAAACTTACCACTCGATGCATCACTAAAGTCGAAATTGAGCGTAGTGGTTTCGACAAATAAGGTTAAGAAATTTCAATGAGAGCCATACAGCAAACAACTTTGCATAATGCAAAATCGCTACATCTGGTAGCTCTATCGTATTTTATCAAATACAATTTTAATGATCAAGAAAGAAGAATGGTTTTTTACTAAAACTCTTTCGGTTCTCTCAAAGTAATTTTATTAAGTCTTGGTGGTGAGGCTCTCGACACTCATCATCGCCCAGAAACTGATATAAACGAACGAGAGAATCATATATTTATTTGTGTAGGCACATCCAGCAAATAATAACAAGAAAAAGACATTTTACATTTTAGACGATCAAAATATAAAAAACCTTTTACATAGTTATTTTTAGTGCCTCGTGGGCGGAGGGCATCTACTCCGCCCAATTTTTCTTTATATGCGCCGGTAGCTCAGTCGGTAGCAGCACCTGCCTTTTAAGCAGGGGGTCGTGGGTTCGAGCCCCGCCCGGCGCACCAACCGGTTCTGCTTTTGCGCACGGGAGAAATTCCTCAGAACCGCCTTTTGGGACGAGTAAGGTTTTACAGTAGGGACTAAGTGGCAATCGGGTGTCTAGAAATTAGACCCGACCTAAGCCCTAAGATTAGCCTTTCTCGTTGTTTTTATCATATTTGATTTTTATAAAAAAATATGATATAATATTTATGTAAGATAAAGGAAGAAACAAATTACTGATTTCTTTACTGCTTACCGGCACTTAGCCATCCGACTGCCGTAAAATAGAGATGACCAAGCAATAAGTATTGCCGTTGTGAGTGAGGACGACCGAGAAACTCACCAAGAGTAAACTTGACAATAAGAAAGCAAAGGGTAGCGCGATATTGTGCTAGAGTGCAGAAGGACAGTCCCGGCATAAAGCTAATGTTGGGTGACAGGCCGCTTGAGGTTGCACTGGAGAGGCGTCCGATTATGTGCTTATTGTAAAAATCCAAGAGGTTCAGCTGGCTTCTTGATTTATCCTTTTGGAGGACAGTATTATGGGAATCAATATTGATAAAGAAATAGATGCGGGCCGTTGTCCGACTATTTGTTTCTGCACCGTAGCAACCACTTGTTATGAACCTTGGGAGCGTGAGCACAAGTGTTATAAATGCTGGTTGGAATATTGTAAGTACCATAATATTGAAATCCTTTATGATTGATTTATCCGCCCTTAGCTCAATTGGCTAGTTAGCACTTGACTCTTAATCAAGGGGTTCTGGGTTCGAGTCCCAGAGGGCGGACCATATCGGTAGTGATTCAGTGTAGGGTATCTGAATAAACAGTTCCAAAACCTTATGTAACATCGGTGCGGCCAATCCGGATACACGGCAAGGCAAGGTGCGTAAGTTAGTGAGTTCTGTGGGCCTTGGTTCGAGTCCAAGGCTACCGACCATTATCCCGCGGAATGCGGCGGCGATGAAGCAAGGACTCGTCATGGGAGTGCTTGTGGAGCCACTACCAGAGTTGTCAGGCCCAAGTAATGAGGGGGTAGCTTTTATCCATGACTACGCCTTGAATGGGTGAAAAACTGTCCAATGATTTCTGCATAGAGATTATTGATTGCTTGTGGGTAAAGCTGAAACCCTCATGCGGTGCTGATGGCATGACCTCCTAGAAAGAATGAGGCTTCTGAGCCAATGTAGCCGAAGTCGTTCCCTGCATAGGGAAGCGCAAATCAGCAAAGGGAATATGCTGCTATGGCTAAGCAAACATAGTCGGAAGCGCGCGATAACCGAGAAGAGTCCCGGATGTGTGGGTTTGGGGTGTAGATGACGCCCAGCGCAGAAAGTCTGAGGGGTTTGCCCGTCCTCTGAAGTCCGCTTGAACGGTATCAAGTAAGGGCAATAAATAAAACTTTGAGGTATTATTTATGGTAATTGCCAAGGCCGCACAAAAGGTGCTTGACAAGGCTGATAAGCCTACAGCTAAAAAATTGAATAAGGCTTTGACAAATATTCAAAATAATACAGGTCATATTGAACCTCTCAAACAAATCCAAAGAGGTATGGAAGATGACCTGTATCGCTATAAGATGGAGCATTATCGCATAATCTTTAAGCGCACTCCTGGCGAACTTACTATCAAATCAATCACCACAAAGTCCAATACAAAATTTCGTCGCACTGGTTGTATGTAGTATACACGGGCCTGTAGCTCAGCTGGTTAGAGCCGGCGGCTCATAACCGCCTAGTCTTCCGTTCGAATCGGAACAGGCCCACCAGTTTTCTTGCAAGAAAAGGCTTGTCGGTCAAGTCGTGGAATATCCGATGGTTGGCGCTGTGAAAGTTAAATGCGTCCGGGTGCGGAGCGAAGGATGGTCGCCGCACAACCTCAGAGATAAGGAGATTTATATGAGATTAACTAATTCAAAAGAAATCATGGAGTTCCGTTTCGCTGTGTCCAAGTGTAAGGGACAGGTGTGGCTGGAAGACCAAGAGGGCAATAAGTTCAATTTGAAGTCTGTTATTTCTTAGTATATCGCTCTTGGAGAATTGCTCCAAGAGAATGGAGATAACTTGGAATTGTTCTGCTCTCTTCCCGAGGATGAACAACATTTCCATAAGTTCTTCCGTAATAATCCCGAGGTTCTATAAGAGCCTCCCCATGGCAGCGTAGTGAAGTGGTAACACAGGGGTCTGCAAAACCCTAATCGTCAGTTCAAATCTGACCGCTGCCTCCAGACTATGAATCCAGGAGGATGAAGGAAATGAGATGGAGTAAAGTGAAGTATGTGCGGCACGGACATGGGCCGGATGGTCCCGTCATGTATGTGATTATCATGAACCGCACAGAGCATGGTAACTGGAAAGTTGAAGTGTGCCCCAGTGATCATCGAGGAAGTTCGGTTTCTGATGCTCTTGAATGGGATATTTTTCCCGGATATTGGTCCGCGCGCTCTCATATGAATCGAAAGTATAAAGAGTATTTTAAGATGGTTAATGAGCGACACTGATTGTGTCGCTCATTTTTGACTTTTATAAAAAAATATGGTATAATATACATATAATGAAAAAAAAGGAGAGTATAGATGCCTAGTAATTTTACTGAAAAAGGTCAAAATGCGTTTGATCTGGCGCTCAAGCACTTTAAGGATCGCGTGTTTAGCGCAGCAGAACTGAGCGCAAAGAGCGGTGAGACGATCCGTGCCGCAACTTTAAATGGTATTGTCACTCGCGGTTATATGTATAAGATTGCCGGTACTCCGGTTAAATACGGTTTTGTTGAAAACATTGATGAACTCTTAGAGATGGATAAGATTGAATCCAAAAAGGGTTGCACTAATGCAAAGGGCAATGAAGCCAAGAAAGCTAAAAAGAATGAGTTTTATACTCTTATGAGCGAGATTGAAGCTGAATGTTTCCGTTATAAGCAGCAATTTTATGGCAAGTCTATTTTCTGTAACTGTAATGACAGTCCGAATAGTAATTTCTTTATTTACTTCTTCAAGAATTTTGATGCTTTTGGCTTAACCCGTTTGGTTGGCATTTCTTATGCTCCAGAAGGTCAGGCTGTGAAGTATACTGTGGAAGACAGTGACCCCTCTGTGATTATCGAAACTCCTTTGCAGGGCACTGGTAGTTTCCTGTCTGATGAGAGCATTGAAGAACTGGATAAATGTGATATTGTTATCACGAATCCTCCTTTTAGTGAGTTCAATAAATTAATTGACTTACTGATGGATCATAAGAAGAAATTTTTAATCCTTGGTAATAACACTTCTATCAATTTGAAAAATGTGTTCTACAATTTCAAGATGGGTAATATGTGGTATGGTTATAAAACCAATGCTACTATGAAGTTTACCATGCCCGACGATTACGAGAGTGATATTATCGATGAAGACGGTAATAAAATTGGTAAAGTTCCTGCAGTTTCCTGGTATACCAATCTTAAGGTTTCCAGGAGAGATGATCCTCTGATGTTAACTGCGACCTATTACTCTGATACTAATAAGAGAGAGTCATATCCAACTTTGGATAATTCTGATATTATCTTGGTGGGTAGAGTAGAAAACATCCCTTCTGATTATGCTGGTGTAATGGCAGTTCCCATCACATATGTTAATCATCACTGTCTTGATCAGTTTGAGCTGATTGCAAATTCTTCTTTTTCTGACAAATCTTGTTTTGGCTGCGGCAGCTTGTATTTAAATGGTAAGAAGATTTTTGCACGAGTTTTAATTAAGCGAACTTCTATGGATATGAGTTATTTGTATTAAAATAAAAGTCCTTTATAATTTAATTATAAAGGACTTTTTTGATTTTTATAAAAAAATATGATATAATATATATACAAAGATAAGGAAAGGTGATATGGATGAAGATTACCGAGAAGAAGATTGCTATTCGAGAAATTATTGCAGGATATGAAAATGACGAAGAGAATGGCGTTGTAGCTTATGGCGGCAAGTTAAATGTACGCCCTAAGTATCAGCGAGAATTCATTTATAAACCTGATCAACAGGTTGCTGTTATCAATACAGTTATGCATGGCTTTCCTTTGAATACCATGTATTGGGTCGATAACTGCGATGGTACCTTTGAGGTGCTTGATGGCCAGCAGAGAACTCTTTCCATTTGTTCTTTCGCTACTGGTGGTTTTAACTTCCAGGATATGTATATCCATAACTGGAAGAAGACTTATCCCGAGCGTTATGAAGATTTTCTGAACTACGAGTTATCTGTTTATATCTGCGAAGGTACTAAAGAGGAACAGATGGAATGGTTCCGTGTCGTTAATACATACGGCGAAAAGCTGAATGACCAGGAGCTAAGAAATGTCAACTTTACTGGCGCTTGGCTTACTTCTGCAAAGAAGTTTTTCTCTAAGACCAACTGCCCCGCTTCTCAGATTGCGGCCGATTATATGACTGGCACTCCTAATCGACAGGATCTTCTGGAGACTGTTTTGACTTGGATTTCTGGTGGTAAAGAACATATTGTTGAGTATATGGCTCAGCATCACCTGGATGAAAATGCAAAACACCTGGTTGATTATTTTATGAATGTAATGAACTGGGTAAAGGAAACTTTCCCTAACTATCGTAAAGATATGAAGGGTGTCCAGTGGGGTCTGTTGTATAATGAATTCGGTGAAGAAGATCTTGATCCCGACGAGCTGGAAGAAATGGTCAGCAAGCTGATGGCTGATGAAGAAGTCACCAAGAGAAAGGGTGTTTATGCCTACGTTCTGAGCGGTGACGAAAAGTGTTTGAGTATTCGAACTTTCCCCGAAGCAGTTAAGGGTCGTGTTTATGAGAAGCAGAAGGGTTATTGCCCCATCTGCGGCAAGCACTATGCTCGAACTTCCATGCACGCCGATCATATCATTCCCTGGTCTAAGGGCGGTAAGACAATTGAGTCCAATTGTCAGATGCTGTGCCGCCGATGCAATACCGATAAGTCCAGTGCAATGTAATCATATTTGATTTTTCAAAAAAAATATGATATAATATATTTGTAAGGTAAAGAGATAAGAAATACAAAATAAAATTTTCCTCTTGTCCAAGAGGAATCAATGAGAAAAAGGAGAATTAAATTATGAGCAATATTTTTCTGGAAGGTATGAAGTCCGCTTCTAACTACACTCGCACTGAGAATGGTGCCCTGACTCATAAGTCTACCATGGACGGTCTGATGGACCTGTTCGCTATGGGTGCGGCCTACCGTACCCGCACCGATGAAGATGTTATCTTCCTGTTTAAGAAGGCTTTCGACGAGAATCCTTCTTACGCTCTGAAGTGTCTGTTCTACATCCGTGACGTGCGCGGTGGCCAGGGTGAGCGCCGGTTCTTCCGTGTCGCTACTAAGTGGCTGGCTTCCTACGATACTGACGCTATGCGTCGTAACCTGACTCACGTCCCTGAGTTCGGTCGATGGGATGACCTGTTCGTGTTCATCGGTACTCCTCTGGAGGCTGACGCACTGAACATCGTCAAACATCAGCTGGCTTTGGACGTCCAATGTAAGACCCCTTCTCTGCTGGGTAAGTGGATGCCTTCTGAGAACACTTCCTCTGTGAAGACTAAGAAGACTGCTGCCAAGGTTCGTAAGTTCATTGGCATGACCCCCAAGCAGTACCGTAAGACTCTGTCTGTTCTGCGTGCCCGCATCAACGTCCTGGAGCGTCTGATGTCCGAGGGTCGTTGGGATGAGATCGAGTTCGATAAGATCCCTTCTAAGGCCGGTATCAAGTACAAGAACGCCTTTGCTCGTCACGACATTGAGCGTATGAAGCGCAATCCCGAGGTCAAGACCTACGAGGCTTTCGCCAAGGATACTACCACCAAGGTTAACGCCAAGGCTCTGTATCCTTACGAGGTTGTTTCCAAGGCTTTGCGTGCTTGCCATCTGCCTATCGATAACACCGATCGTCTGATGGTGAACAAGTACTGGGAGAACCTGCAGGATTACTTCAACGGCAAGTCCTTCAATGGTCTGGCTGTTGTTGATACCTCCGCTTCCATGACCTGGTACGGCGGTGACGCAACTCCTCTGAACGTAGCTATTTCCCTGGGTCTGTACTGCGCCGAGCGTGCTAACGGCCCCTTCGCAAACCACTACGTATCTTTCTCCACTCGTCCTCAGCTGATCGAGACCAGCGGCGTAGACTTCTGCGACAAGGTCTATCGTATCTACCGCACCAACCTGTGTGAGAGCACCAACATCGAAGCCACCTTCGATATGTTGCTGCAGACCGCTCTGAATAATGGTTGCGGCCAGGATGAGCTGCCTCAGAACATTCTAATTCTGTCAGATATGGAATTTGATGCAGGAACTGGTCATGGTTATGGTCGTCAATCCTGGAACCCTCAGACCTTGATGGAGTCTATTAGAGATAAGTGGGCTCGTCATGGGTACCGTATGCCTAAGCTTATCTACTGGAACGTTCAGGCAAGACAGAACAATATCCCTGAAGATATTGGAGTAAGAGACATTTCTTATGTTTCTGGTATGAGTCCTAGTATTTTTGAACAGATTCTTTCTGGCAAAACTGGCTGGGATCTTATGATGGAGAAGTTGGACTCTCCTCGCTATGAGGTTATCGGCTAAATGCGGCCGGCCCGTCTCGCCGTTCGGCGAGGCGGGTTTTTTGTTATTTCTGGACAAAACAGATTTAATATTCCAAAAGATTCCTTATATATTATAGAAGGAGTTGAGTGTAATGTCTAAATTAATAGATTTAACAAATCAAAAATTTAGTAAATTAACTGTCTTAGAGAGAGATAAAAATAGAAAAACAACTGGTGGCAGTTATTGGATATGTTAGTGCGAATGTGGCACAATAAAAAGTGTAAAAAGTATCTCATTGAGAAATGGTGATATATCGAGCTGTGGTTGCTATCGTCAAGAGCAATTAAGAAAAGCAAAATACCAAAAAAGTGAAGAAGAAATGTTAAACAAACGATTTGGTAAATTGGTTGTTAAACAACGCAGTGAGCGCAAAGGAAATGGCGGAGAATTATATTGGATTTGTCAATGCGATTGTGGAAAAATTATTGAAGTTCGAGGCCATGAATTGCGCAGAAAAGATGAAAATAGAACCGTTTCTTGTGGCTGTTATCATCGTTCAGTTGGTGCGACCAATGTTTTAAATTGTTTAATCTTTGAAGGTATTAATTTCATTGAGGAATATGTATTTTTAGATTTGCCAAAAAGTCGTTTTGATTTTGCTATTGTTGAAAATGATAAAATAGTACGCCTTATTGAATTTGACGGAGAACAACATTATCATAGTGTTGATAAGTGGGGTGGATTAGAATTACAAAAACAAAGGGATGCTGTTAAAAATGAATATGCATTAACCCATAATATCCCATTGGTTCGTATCCCATATTGGGAAAAAGATAAAATTACATTAGAAATGATAATGGGCGATAAATATCTCGTGCGTGAGCCTGACTTACCAATCTCTTGATCGGCACGGCCGCAGAAGCTGGATAGCGAGCGTTACGCCGTTATCAAGTAATCTCGAATCCTTCCCCTCTCTTCGGAGAGGGGATTTTTTTTTATAGAAAAACAAAAAAGGCTGAGATAGAATTTCTATCTCAGCCTTTTAATTTTTATTCTGGCATTACTGTGAATACGCCATTCTCTTCAACCACTTTATAGCCAGGAGCTACAAAATTAGTATTTGGACCTTCGCTTGCGCAATCAGATGGATTAAAGCCGTGAAACTTACCACCCTTAACGACAATGCTTGCGGTCGCACGGTCTTTGTCTTTAATATTTAGAGTCCACTTAGGAGTCTCGCACTTGAATTCGCCACCATTGATTTCAACTTGAGCATTTCCAGAAGCATAGATTAAGTCAAAATGTTCAGAATCTTCAACAGATTTAGCGCCAACATTAGTAAAATAACCATTATTAATAATTACTTTACCATTTTCCTTGGCCCATACGGCCATACTCCAATCATTATTACCCAATCCATTGATAGTGCCTTTACCATCTAGAGTTAAAGTACCATTAGTTACAGTAAATACACCGTTACCTTCAGTATCTTCTTTAATGGTGATTTCACCATTATTTACAACAGTAGTGTCTGCGGTAACGGCAAATCCAGCAGGAGCATCAATACTTGCGGAAACAACTACTTCACCGCCAGCCGCAATTGCTTCAGTCAAAGCTTCTAGTGTTTCAACACCAACATCTTCAGCAGCAATTTCAGTTAGAACACCAGGTTCTAACATAATATACATTTTATTTTCATCAGTATCAAAAATAATGCTGCCGAGTTCAGCTGTGGTCAAGTCATTAATAAAATATGAGTGATTTCTATTAGTAATAATTTTCATGTAAACACTCTCCTTTCATAAAATATAAAAATTTTTAGATAAATATTACCATTTTTTGGCCGAATATAACAGATAACCTGCTCCGGTCGGTGCCAGTCGAAAGTGCCGAAAACCCAAAAGTAAAAAGTGATTTAGAAATTTTTGGACTAAAAGTATTAAGATGCTCAATGAATTTTTTATAATATTATGAAGATATTTACTTACATAAAAAGGAGGGTTATAATGGTTAATATTCATTCAAATAGTGGTCATATAACATATGGTATTAAGCATTTTGATTTAGATACTATTGATGATTTAAAACAATTAGATAAAAATAGATTAACTCCTGGTAGCACTATTTTTATTATTAGTAGTTCTAAATATTATATGTTAAATGGCTCTAAGCAATGGATTGAAATTAATCCATATTGTATGTCAAGCTCTTCTGGAGGTAATTCTGGTGGAAATAATCCCCCATCTGG